AAAACCGAACCGACATAAACTGCAACTGTGGTATCACCTGAGTTAAGAGAACCACTATCAAAAGTAAAGGTTAGGGTTGTGTTCGGAGAGGAAAAAGAACTTGTTGCGATCTTACCAAAGATAGTTCCTGTATTAGAACCAATAACTTTAACTCTACGACCTACATGGTGTGTTGATGTAATATCTGAAGCTATTGTAACTGAACTAGCAGAGGCCCTGGTAAATGTAGTAGTGCCATCACCATCACCTAATAAGAACCACTCTTTGTCATTCCAGACTGATCGAACATCTTTAAGTTGTTCTCTAATGGCATTGTTTACATCAGATGGACTCATGCCCTCTGATATATTAACTCCATTAATCGCTGTGTTGCTACTTGCTGTTGTGCTATATGAACTTACTGTCATTGTAATAATCCTCTATTCTGTAATGCTTGATTGTTTTGCATTTCGTTTGATATTAAACCCATAGGTCTAGAAACTTTTGATGTTGCAGATAATGGAAATTGACTTAATGGCCCTTTAGCTTTTCCATAAAGATTTGCTGCTGTTCCTACTACTCTAGGGGATTGTGCTAATAATCCTGGTAAAAACATGGCTGGATTTGTACCTTGTATTGCTGAGTATGCCATTAATGGCACTTGTCCACCACCAGCTATAGCACCTTGTAATCCTCTTGGTACATAAGAAGATAAAGCTCCACCAGCTAATTTAGGCATAATATCAGGGTTTAATTTTGATACTATTTCACTACGATTACCAAAGTTTGATGCTGCATTGTCTTTTACAGCTTGGTTTAATTTTTTAAGAGTAGTTCCTGTACCAACATTTTTACCTAAACTTAATTCTTTAATTATAGCCTTTTCAGCTTTTGTTGCACTTTCATAAGCATTCATAACTTTTTTATAATCAGGAACTTCACTTACAATTAAATTATAAACACTTTTTCTTATATCAGATACAACAGTTCCTGGTTGTCCTACATTTAAGCCAGTTGGATATAATGAGTCTATCTCTTGTTTTAAAAAATCTAAACCTTCTGCTGTGTGTAATGATGGATCTTTTTTATATTGATCTACTAAATCTTCAATTTCTTTTAATTTTTTTGATGAGTCTTTATTTAGTTTTAATTTACCTTGTGATCCTATAGTTTTTTTACTTTTAAAATCTGCAATAACTTTATCTACATTATCAAAATTAATTTTCTTTTTACCTAATTGTAATCCTGAAACACCATCAGTATATGTTTTACTTTTTGCTTTATTAATTTCTTTTATAGAATTATAAGCATCGGTGACTACACTTTCTAAATCTTCACCTCTCATACCTTCTTTAAATTTCTTTTGTCTTGTGCCACCTTCAGCACCAGCTTCTATTGCTTCTTTTATAGCTCTACCACCAGCACCAGTTGTTGCACCAAAGAATTGAGTAGGAAGTTCACCAGCTAATGATGCACCTTTGCTTCCTATTTTTATAGGATCAGTAACTTTAGCAGCTTTACTAACTACTGATGCAATTTGACTACCTTTAGGTGCTAAAGTAGCACCTCCTGTCAATATAATAGATACATCAGATAACATTCCTACAGGATCGGTAGCAAAAGTTTTTTTAATATTTTCTAAACTTCCATATCTTTGAACAAAAAAATTTCCTACCTCTTTAGCTATTTGTTCATTACCTTGTTCACCTGGTATAATTAAATTAACAACACTAGAACCTAATGATCCTAAATCTTTAGCTGTTTGGATAGGACTTAAAAAAGGTGTAATAACATCTTTAGCAAACTTTTTAGCACTTGAAGGTACATTTGTTATAGCTTGTAGAAATGTGTTTGAGTCTTTTTTATATTGATTAAGTCCGTCATTGGTCTCTTGTGAACCAGTTAAGTCGCTTAATTTTAGTTTTCTATCTGCCATTAGTTTAAATCCAATCCTATTGCTTCAGCATTCTCTATTATAAATGTTTTTTCTTCAGGTTGTGCCTTTTGAAAATACTCTACAAGTTTTTCGTCTGATATATCTTTATAATCAGACACTTGATAAATTGATGATAAAAATTCATCTTTGCCATTGTTTATTGCAGATTGATTGTCTTGATTTATTGCGTCATCTAAATTAAATGTTGCTCTACCTGTATATCCTTGCATACTACCATTGTTGTTTTGAAAATAATTAACTGCTGATTGTTTAGATTCAATCATTGTTTTTATTCTTTCACGCATCCTTTTTAATCTAACAATATTCATTTCTTCACTAAGCAAAGGATTGAATGCTGCTTCAACTAATCTATTACCTTCTCTCTCAGTAAATTGAGCTCCAAGTGTTGCTCTTAATCCTTGAAAAACAATAGATCGTATATTATCTTGAAGATTTAGTGCCTCAGGATTTAAAACTGACAACACAGCATTTGGTGTTAATCCTATAATTGCACCTGTGACATTTTCATTTTCTAAAGTTTCTAGTGACTCGTCTAACTTGCTTAAATTTTCTAGTTCTACTTGATAAGCACCTGTATCTATCCACTTAATATATTCTGCTGCATATTTTTCATTTACTTTTTCATATCCTTTAGAAGTACCATCATTAATGTTAAAGGTATTACCACTACCACCTACTGTTGATATTTTTCCATCTGGACTAATATTTACTAATTGTTGATTAGTGCCTCCTTTACCATCAGGTACATCAATAAGTGTCTGTGTAAATCTGCCTTCAGGTTTTGCTGCTTCTTTTTCTTGTAATTCTAATTGTCTTTCTAATAATTTATTTTCAAACTCTTGTTGTTTTCTTGATGCCTCAGTTTGGTCTGCTTCATTCATATAAGCCATACCTTGAGCAACAGCTTGACCAAATGAAACAGGAGTTGTGGAATAACCACTAGCTTCTAGTAATCCTCTAGCCAAACCTCTACCTTGAGGACTTGTAGTAAAGTTTAATAAATTTTGACCTAATTGATTAGGAGGTGTGTTATTGGGTTTTGGTTGAGGTTTTACAAAAGCTGGTTTTGCATAAACTGTATTTCCTCCAGGTGCGTTTGGTTTTATGCTACTTGCTAATTGATTTTGACCTGTTTGTCCTAGTGTGTAACTTCCTTCTTTTGCTGGTAGTGCTGTAAATCTACTTTTTGGTGTTGTAAAAACTGAATAAGGTGTATTTCTTTCCTGTGGTTGATTTATATAACTAGGATTTGCTACTGTGGATCTTGGAAGTATATTATTATTCATTAAAATATCGTTAATATCGACCATTAAAAGAACCCTCCAAGTAATCCACCACCAATAGCTCCCATACCAGCGCCAACTCCAGGTATCATTCCAGCTATGTTAGCTCCTGTCATTGCACCACCAAGTAATCCAGCACCTGTGTTTCTAAAGACAGGTTGTGTTGATACAGTGGTTGAAGGCACAGCAGCACCTAATGATCCAAGGTAATAGTTTAACTTTTGATAGGGTTGTGTTTGATCGTAATCATATCGAGCAATAGCATCTTGTAGTTTTGCCATCTCTAGGCTTTCTCGTTCTTGTCCTACTTGTTGCAATCTTGCAATATCATTGTAATCCATTTCACCAAGTTGAGGTGCTATTTGGGTTGCAGCTACTTGATTATCTCTTTCACGATTATATTGATCGCTATAAACTTTATTAGCAAGTTCACCTAATCCTCTTGTGAGAATTTCTTGGTTAGCACCTGATCCTAGACGACCAGCTTTACTAAACTGTGACTGTACTTGTGAGGTTACATCACCAGCCATTTGATTAAACAAGGCTTGTGAGTAAGGATTGGTATTTGGTGATAAGTAATCACCTTGTAAAATTTTATTTATTTCTGTTTGTGATGATCCTAATAAGGGATTGCCCTGGGTAGCTCTTGCACTTGCTAATTGTAAAGCAGTATCTGTTTCTGGTGCAAAATCAACATAAGTGTTGTTAGGGAAAAATGTTGGCATATTAGGATTTTCATAGATATCCTGTGCAGCATTTATCGCTTGAGAGTAATAGGGTTTAATAAACTCTGATGGTTCACTTGATGTTGTTGTAGTTACATTTTGTGGGTTTGATCCTTTTGACATTTTTATATTTCCTTATTTAGTAAGTATGCTTTAACTCTAAATCCTTTCAATTTTCTTACCCAACCTTTACGCCCAGCGACTTCAAGGTGAGTACAATTTTCTTTCTTTGCAAATTTTTCTATAACTATTTGTATTTTTTCTAACCAATTATTAAGGTTAGTTCCTCCAGCTAGAAAATATCGTAATATTTTCGAGTTGGGGTATTGTGCTAATTCAGTGACAACAGCACTTTCGACTGTGTTGTTATTCCAACTAATAAATAGTTGCATTCGATCATTAGCGAGGCCATACAATATATCTTCAATATTATAAGTTTCGTCTAATGCCTTCTCTAATAATGGAGCTACTTGACTCCATATAAATTCAACATCTTCACTAGGTACTCTAGTAACAACATTAGCCAATAATGCAGTATGATAGGTGTTGATCTGTGTTTCCTGAACTTGCATGAGTTAGTGTGGCACTTCCGTCTGCTCTCGCTGAAACATGAAGTCCATTAAGAGCTGTTCTTGCATTTGCAGTTGTAGGCATAAACAAAATAACTGAGTTGCCACTTATTCTTGCATCTGTAAGAGTTGTTGATGTTGCACTAGCAGTTAGTGTAATAGTGCCGGTGCTGTTAAGTTTACCATTGATCGTATTATTCAATGATGTCGAAACTAATCGTAAGTGTTGTCCTGTATCTGGTATTGATAAAGGAACTTGAGGAAACTGATTATCTGCCACCTTCAGGTCTCGCTTCTATATCTACACCTGACATGGTGTTAAAGTTACCTGTCACATTCACCCTAATGCGATGATATCGAGATGTACTCCGTAAAGGACAAGTGCCAGTATCATTAGTGCTAACAGCACTGCCAGTTGTTGTGGTGTCAAGTTGTGATTGCCTCGTAATAGGTGTTATAGTTACAGATGTGTTTGTTGTTCCATCAACAATCGGTCTGCAATTAATTAGTGTTGATCTTTTACCTTCTGCTCCTTCAAACTCTGTCGTATCAACTGTAGCTGATAGACTGTTTGCAATAAACTTTCCAAACTTATTATCAGAGTTAAAACCAGCTAGACCGACAACACCTTCTCTATAAAAGTAAGAGTCAAGGGATCGTGGTAAGTTATCTAAATCACCTAACACATCTAAACTTTCTAAAGTGTTAAATGCTTCTTGTGATGCACTAGCAATAAACTCTAAATCTTGGCCACTACCTGTACTCCATTTATTGACAGCATAGTTGTAAATTAATAATTTATTATTCGTAGTTCCTGTAGCTCCTGATCCACGATACGACCATACAACAATACTATTGTTTGGATCGACAGCAGATGTAATACCATCAAGATTAGAAGATAAATCATCAAAGAAGAAGTTATCGACTTTACCATTACCTATTGGTTCTAATTGTTGAGCACCTGTTAGTTTATAAAAACCATCTTGTGCTAAGAAAAATATTTGGTTTCCATAAGAAGCTACTGACTTTGGTGCAAATGCTCCAATGTTATCTGCAATCTTATCAAACTGAAAGATCAGAGGCACACCTACATAAGACATTCTGTAGATCGCCTTTTCCATAAAGATTACACCAGCACTCTCACCACCTACGATGGCTTGTATATTTCCATGAGAACCCACAATGTCTTGGAAGCCAGACTGTGTTGCTTGGCTCGGAGTCCATGTAGAACTATTATTAATACCTGACCATTTAACTCGTTGGTTATAGGTTGTAGAACTTTCTGTTGTATATCCAGAAACTACAAAGTCTCTAATCACTGCGATGTATTTTGCTTTTAATGATACAAGATCACTAAAGGCACTATCTACACCTTCTTCAAACTTTTGTATATTATCTGCAAAGTTAGTAGCAATAATGTTTGAGCCAAATTGTGTAAAGGCCCAGAAGTCTCTGGCATTCTCTGTCGTAGAGTTATTGTAGCCACCAGCTTTGCTTTTATCTTGAAAGACTAACGAGGAGTCCATCTGATATAATTTAGTAGCATCACCAGCATAGTTCGTAGAACCACTAGCACTAAAACTTGTAAATAAACCTAATGCACTTCCTGTTAATCCAGTACCACTCAGGGCCTGAAAACCAGCTAGGCTTTTATAACCTTTAGCTAGAGGTAAGACATTATCTACAACCAACGCACCTGAGTTTTGGTATGTTGGAAGATCGGCTTGTAAATCACCAAACTCAATCATCTAGGCCACCTGTGGAGTTGACATCTGTAAAGGTGAAGATGTGGTTGAACCTCTTGATGATGTTTCGTTAGCATTCTTGAGGGCCTCTTTATAAAGATTACCCCAAGTGTTAATTCTTTCGTCTTGCATAATAAAGGGTGCTGACTCTGCTAATGCACCATATAAATATAATTCAGGATAGTTTGTTAGAATTGTATTGGTTGTGTTGTCATCTGATAATGCAGATAAACTTTTATAATAATTTATTTGTAAGGTTGTAGCTGAGTCTGGTGCTACACCTAAAAGAATATTTGTACCGAGAATAGTAAAATATGTAGGTTTGCCTCTACTTTGACTGACATTATACTTGTTGTAAAAATCACTGTTGTTTATAAACCTTAATGTGCAATAAGGATCGCTTTGATAAATGACTGTTGTTGCTTCAAGATAACCTGTCGGTAGTGCATAACTTTGAGTACCAGCAACAGTTGTTATTGATGTATCAGTGTTTATCATTTCTCTTACTCGTAGCTCTCTATTTAATCTAGCCTCTGTTAAAGTAATAAAATCAGCTAAGTTTGCAGTGAGATCACTTCTATTAAGGTAGTTTGCAATAGTAGTCTTGAGATTGGAGTATGTGTCTAATGCCATTATAAGTTACCTGTATATATTCTAAAATGTTTGTTATCGGAGTCGTTAAGCCAACGAAAGAACTTTGTTTTATCTAAAACTTTTCCATTGTAATTTAAAATGCCTTGCT